GCAACAGGTTCATTATATAATAGTGTAAAAGTAAGTGTTGTTCCTGGTAATAACACTGAAATTATACAAATAACAATGAATGACTATGGTCAATGGGTACAGTCTGGAAGACTGAGAGGTAAAAAGGGTGTACCTATTGACGCATTAGAAAAGTGGATAAAGGCTAGGGGAATACAAGGTAGAGATAAGAAAGGAAGGTTTATAAAGCGTAGAAGCCTAGCATTTGCCATTCAAACAAACATAAAAAAGTTCGGAATAAGATCTGCAAATTGGTACGATGTTGCAATAGACAAAGTACTTGAAGATAACGAAATAATAGAGCTTCTAGAAGGCGCAGCAATAGAAGATCTAATAAACGCAATAGAAGGAATATAATATGCCATTCGGATACCCACAAATATATGCAAACGGTCTTAATAGTAATACACAAATAAGAAGAGCCGTTGATATGATCTATCAACGAGGTGCTACTTATGAGGTTGTATTAACTGGAGATACCTATCAAACATCAATGGAACTTGTAATTGATATGTTCTCAGATGATCAAAAGGTTGGAACAATGTCAATTGTACCATACACAACAACACAATCTGGTGCAACATATACATATAGATTTAATATTAGACCATATGATTATATGTCTAATTTTGTTGAATCACAACATTATAGTTCATATTGGCTAAACGACTGGTATGATACAACAGAACAAATTAACTGGAATAATCCATATCCAAATATCATCAAAGCCAACTTTAAGTATGGTTACAAATATTTGAGTGGATCTACAGTTGTAACAGAATATTCTGGGTCTCCAACTAACAATCTAAATCACTATACAGACGTTCCATTTGGTGCTACATCAACTGGATTTACAGCATCTGGATTTACTAATACAGGAAGCGATTTTGACTACATAGGAGGCGCATTACAGATGGGTAGTGAAAAGTTCTATCTACCAAACTATGATCAAGAATTAGGTACTGTAATAGGTACAGGAATGACGATTAATACAGTTGACACATATAGGAGATTTTCACCTATGTCACAGTATTTGTTTGACTATCCAACGGTGCCAGAGCTGTCAGAAACAGCTAGATTTTTGACCGATTCTCCACGTGTAATGACTATACAAGAAAAAGAAAATTACGTATTATATTACTTAAATGGTCAGACTGGAGATAGACAAGTAATTGAAGCAGATTACGCAGTATTTGAATTTTATAATACAGCTAATACACAGATAAATTACTTTGAACAACAACTTAATTTTTCTGGAACAACATATGCATCACCAACAGGATACACCGATACATTGAAAGTATTCGCATTACCTTGTGGTCCTAAAGATATTAGTAACATATTTGCTACTATCAACTGGTCAAATGTTGCATATTATAGAGTACAAATCTTCAATGCTTGGCCAACTAATAGTGCTAATAGAACATCGCTAGGTCCAATAGGTCCAGTATCAGAAGCATTTTATTTTTATTTAGATGCAAACTGTGGACCAGAAGATACTAGATTAGCATTCTTAAATAACAGAGGTGGATATGATTATTACACATTTACCAAATATAGAAGTGATGTGAAGAAGATAAGTAGAAAGACTTATGATAGTAGATATTACGCAACCAACATTGCTTCGCCAGATAGAGATTTTGGTAGAACAGTAAAAACTTTTGATACAGAGGTGGAACGCGAATTTGTATTAGAATCAGATTTTTTAAGTGTTGCGTATGGTGATTGGCTAGAACAATTATTCTATTCTCCACAAGTCTATGAAATGAAAGAAGATTATGTTTCACCATTGGATAGACAAGATAAGATATATAAAGATTTGAGACCAATACAAGTTTTATCAACTGAGGTAGAAACTATAAACGTTAAACATAAAAAACTTAACAAATATAGAATTACCTGTAAGTATGCTGATGGTTTCTTTGTAAACAAAGGTTTTTAATTTATGGCGATACAACAAACAGTTTTAAGGGTTAAGACAACTAAGCCTGGTCCAATTACAGTAACCGGTACAACATCAATAGCTGTATCAGATTATTCTGGTGTTACCTATTCTGGTAGTGGATCAAAAGCATCACCATATCTTGTAACATACCCAGGTTATAATGCATTTTTTGAAGTACAAATTACTGGTGATGGTACATTATATTTTGATGCGTCTGGAAGTACTGTGGATTTAACTAGCCATTTCTTCCAAGCATTGATATTACATCCTGGTGAAACTTTTTATAAAACTATATTTAATTCTTGGTCTAGAGATTATGAGGATTATTTTAAAGTAACTAGTGGTGATAAAATTAAATTTTTCTTTTATTCTACAATAGGTACTGCTAGTTTATCCACATATTTTGCTGGTGACATTGAGTTTACGCAGATAACACCAACAGAGTATGATACTTTAGATCTATTAGCAGATATACCACTTACAATTACCAAATCATTTGCAGAAATACAGGATATATCCAAACGTAATTCTGATTATTCAATTGGAATAAAACTACCTGGAACCAAAAAGAATAATAGGTTCTTTGAGAGTTATTTTAATGTGGATAATGACTCATTATATTTTGATGCTACCAAGAAGGTAGAATGTAATGTTTTAATTGACGATGAGAGCTATTTTGCTGGCTATATGAAGCTTAATAGAATCTCCGTACTAAAAGGTCAGGTTGAATACGATGTGACCTTAATTTCAACCGTAGGTGATCTATATGGTAAAATAGGTAACAACTTATTAACCGATCTAGATTTTAGAGATGTAGATTACCATTTCAATCACGTGTTTACACAAGAGAACTGCTTAGCAAATTGGAGATATGAAAGTCTTAAATCTGCTCAAGACGTTCCATCCAAATATTTTTATCCAGTAGTTCATAACGGGTACAACTATCAGGTGACTGGCAATACCACCTTTGTACAATTTACCGGAACAACTGGGACGTCTCTCTATACAACGACTAAAATAGGCAGCTGGGCTAATAACGCAGCTGCTTACGCTGCTGGCGTATCTCGATATAGAATCAATTCACCAGAAGATGGTTTAAGAGATTATCAATTAAAGCCAGCTGTTAACGTGTATTCGTTGATACAACTTATATTTAAAACCTATGGTTATAAAATCAAATCAGATTTTTTCACAACACCTTGGTTTAAATTGTTATATATGTATGGTGGTTTTTCTGATGATAAAACGACCTTATCTTATCAAGCACCAGGGGCACAAACATTTGGCTCATTTGGTGTTGATGTTATTGCAACTTATGTATCTGGATCAACATATGACTTTCAAGTTGTAAAAGAAGGTACTGGTGTGCCGGCTCTATGTGATACAGATGTTGTTGTCAATATGGTTGCTGTTCAAATATTCTCAGGATTTATAGTACCATTAACTGTAACCATACCAGCTGGACAATTCTCAAGCAGATTTACAATCCCAGGTGGTTATTACATATATTCTGTAAGCAGTCCTGTTGGATATACTAGAAACATATTAGCATATCCATTTAGTACAACACCTCAAACTGTGGTTATAACAGATGGTAACTACTTGGATTTTAGCACTTTATTTGATCAGAACATCAAACAGATTGACATACTTTCTAGTATTGCAAAAAAGTTTAATTTATTATTTATTTCAGATCCACAAAACAGCAATCAGATTATTGTTGAACCATATGAATATTATGTGGGTAGTGGTAATGTATATGACTGGACAGATAAGATGAGCTGGGATAAAGGCTTTAGTGTTGAACCAGCATTTAACTATATTGAGAGTGAAATTATATTAACAGATAAAGAAGATGGCGACCAAGGTAATATAGACTTTAAGAAAAGTAACAACAGAATATATGGTGAAAATAAGGTATATAATCCTACTGATTTTAAATCAACAACAAAGACTATAGACACCACATTTTCACCTATGGTTGTTCGTAAATGGAACCCAAATAACAATCCAGGTATTGGTGGTCTTGATGTGGGTATTCCATTAGGTATTGGATATACTGAAGAATCACAAGAGATTAGTACAACTGGCACAACATCGGTTGTTGATTGGGTATATAAGGGTGTTAAAACCAAACCAAAACTTATATATAACTTAGGTAACTTTTCACCATTCTTGGATGCATATGGTGAGATATTAAACTTAACAGGATCAACAACAACGTTCTTTAGGGTTACAAACAGTTCTGGAACAACTTCTCAAGGTAGTTTAATATCGCCTGTTATATCACCAACAATGCCACTTGGTAATATTGATAGTAATAAAATTAATAATGACAGCATTTGTATAATGTTCAATAGTGAACAACAAACCACAATTGCTGGTGATAGTGTTACATTACCAGGTATTTTAACCAATCAAAATGCATATACATTATTCTATCAAAATAGAATAAATAACGCATCTAATAAAAATACGAGAGTTATAAACGGATTATTTGATCTTAAGTTATCTGATATAAAGAACTTAAGACCAAACGATCTAATTAAAATAAACGAACAATATTTCACGTGGAATAAAATTGATGACTATAATTTAATTGAACCTGAATTAACTAAGGTTGAACTTATACAATTCAATAATAATGTAAAACAATATCCAACTAGATATTTTAAATACCAATATTGTAGTAATACAATAACCTATAAATTTAAAACAGAATTTACAGGACAGACACAATTTAACGATACGTTCTATTATTACTCAATACTTTATGATTATTTTGTTGGTGTTTTAGGTGGTAATGTATCTGGATTTACAACATCTGTTCCATATACTGGTACAAGTTATTTACCGTTTTCTATGTGGGAGGTATCAGAAGCTGAGTATAATGCTTCGGGTACATCATATACAGACGATCCAAACAAATACTATTTCTTAGAAGATGTTGAAGAATATCCAACTGGTACAATATATTCTAGGAACAATATGATATGGATGATTAATTCTGGAACAACTAGAGGTACATTAAATGTATTTCCAAGTTGTGCAGCATTAACATCTGCTGCAGCCAGTCTTGGTGTTACAATAGCAAATGCTTCCATTGGTACTGTATATTCAAGTGGTATAACCCTAAACGTAACAAGCGCTGGATATATTAGATATAACACAGCTGCTGGTCAACAAGATGTTTACTTCAATACAGGTGTACAAGATATACCAGGATGTGCTGATTGTAGCAGTATAAGACCAGCGTATGTATTCTATCCAATAGCAAATTGGTCTGTAATTGATTGCGGAACACCGTGTTAACAAATATTTATAAATTATGAGAGGTTCACTTTTAATGACATTTGATGAGATTGTAGACGGTGCCGGTGGTACCTACTATGATGTATCTGTAAATGGCGACCTAAGACAAAGAAGTTATACTGATCAAAATAACCTATATTCAACGTTTATATATACGGGTGATGTAGTTACTATTTTCGGTAATATGGGTATTGTTGATAATACATTAATTGTATTCAGTGGTGGTACTGGTGCTACATTGGTATTCACAGCAACAACCGTAGCGAATGCTTATAAATTTGAATATAGAATTAATGCTAGTTTAGGATCACCAATACCAGATCAATGTATATGGGCCTTTAATGAAAATATATGGTCAAATAATGCTGTGTATTGGTCAAGCTGTTCAACAACACCTGGTGTTGTACCTAAACCCGGTTTCTATGGGGCCTCACAAAAAATAGCTTGTAGAGGCGATAATAACTATTTGGTCTTTTATTCTGGTACAACATTTGGTTTAGGAACACTTGTATACACCAATCCAACTTTAACTACACCAGTTCCAAATGGATGGTTCAGTGATTTTACAACTTTATACAGGGTTCTTGGAGGTGCGTTATTTTCAACAGAAGCTTGTCCAGCTTGTTTAGAAGATCCTGAAACAATTAATTGGCAAATAGATTATTCTTATAATTCTGATGTTGCAACAGGATTTACATTAGCTGAAATGGATATACGAAATTATCCAATGACAGAACCAGATTGTGTTGGTGGTTTTGGTGCTGTAAATTATTTTACACCATCATCTTATGTAAATTATTCTGGTTTAACTGGATCAACAAGTTGGTCAGGATCAACTTCATTTGATGGGCAAACACAAGGTTTAAGACGATTAGTTGTTGATATTAACAATTGTTATCAGCCTACTACTTGGCCATCAATTATAAGATCTGGAAGTAATATTGCTTTATTTATAAACAATACATTCATAAAAAATTATGATTATTGGTGGACTAATAATGGTGGTGGATATGGTGGTGCAATGACGCCTTGTAGTGGTTTAACACAATATACTAGAACTAGTGTTTATTTTGACAATGTAACAATCAATGAAAATGATAATGTAAAAATCGTATTCACGGATAATTTTATAACACCTTGGCAAAAAAGTCAATTTGAATATAACTGGTCAAATTCACAAACAACTAGTAGAAATATAAGTGGCTATACATTTGGTGGTAGTGGTACATATTTTGTACCTAACTATTCAGCAACAGTTACTGGAACTACTGGCACATATTTAACACCTTTAAATACAAATGCTGCTGGTGAAATATCTGCGCAATTATTTTTTAGAATATCTAATTCTGGTGTAACTGATACAATAACAACTAGAACTATAAAACTATTCCAAGATAGTGTTGAATTAACTGGATATACTGTAACTCAAACTGGATTAACTGTTCCTGTAATACCTAGTAATTTATTAAGATTTTATACTAACTGGCCAACAACTGTAGGCACTAAATTGGTTACAAATAAGTGGCAGATTACAGATGTATTTGCATCACCTACACCCACACCAACGCCTACACCTACAATGACACCTACACCAACGCCGACGGCAACACCATCATATATTGCACCAATATTCCAATATAGATATACAGCAACAAGTAATAGTAGTACAACTAGTAAAGCTGTAACAAATATGACTGCCACATTTAATAGAGACGGTGGTTTAGGTACTAATACATATTCTAGAAGTAATTTAACTTGGACTAGTAGTGCAAATAATATAAGTCCATCTCAAGCTATGGATGTTGTACACGTTGGATCAAACACGGTTACAATCACTAGAAATATTATGAAGACATCTGCTGGAACTGTAGTATTAGACGATACTAGATGGAGGATATTAATTAATAATGTGGTTGTAGCTACGTATACAAATACATCAAATAGAACTGTACCGTTCCAACCATCAACATTAAGTGAATCATACACATTTAATAATGTTGTAATAAACTCTGATGATGATGTAGTAATTGAAGTATTAGATACTCAAGTATAAATAAATTAAAATATATATAAGATTATGCCAATAAAATATATAAAACAAATAATTAATCAGGACTTTGTATATCCAAATAATGAAGTATCTGAATATGATCAAGAGATTGTACACGATCTGAATGAAAATTCTGTGTCAGGAACTGTAGTAACTCTTACAGCTACAACAGCCACATCAACTGGAATGACATTTAGTATAAGCACAACTTGGTCATTAAATAGTGCTGAACCATTTATTAGAAACTCAAATTCTTTGAGTATATACTCTGTGCATATGTTAGCTCCAGGTCAAAATTATTATAAGCCTTGGAGGATTGTACATAGTAGAAGTGCAACATATAGTGGTCAAACATCATTTAGTGAGACTGGCGCTACGTTTTCAGTAACTGCAGCTCAAGCCGGTGTTGCATCATTTGTACCTGGAACATATTATTTTGAAGTTAGATTTATTGGTCATAGAGCGATATATCCGGTTATGGTTCAAAGAACTATTGGTATACCGCCTTTCCCAGTAGCACCAACCCCAACACCGACCCCTACAGTAACGCCAACAGCAACACCTACACCAACCCCAACTTCTACATTTAGTGGAACCACTGGTGTAACATTAAACGTAACAGATACTGGTTATATCAAATATGATATGGCATCTGGTACAACTTATCAATATATTGGAAGTACTGGAACGGTTGTATTAACTAACTGTTTGGATTGTGATACAGTTAATGTTGGTATTCCATTTGCTGATTTAGCTGCATTTACAATTACTAGTTGTGGTAATCCTTGTGGTGGTGGTCCAGCACCTACACCAACACCTAGTGCTAGTACAATATATGTTTCAACAAATAGGGAAATATGTTCAGATTTTTGTACAACTAACTATTTGATCACTCAACCTGTTACAACAACAGCAGCATCTTATGCAGCATTAGTGCCTGGAGATTACATTTATGGATTAGTTGCTGGTACTTATTGGTATGCATATGCTGCTACTTCAACAAGTACTGGAAGTGGTGTCTTTAGAATAGCTGAAGTAGATAGTAGTGGTTACGTATTAAGCATAGCACAATGTAGTGGATCAAGTTGTGATATACTATAAAAATTTACCCATATGAAAATATATATTGAGATAGACAAAAATAAAAAAGACAAAGTAATCTTTAGAAACAATATAGAAAATATTGAAATATTCAGATACTTTTTTGAAAACCACACCTTTACCTTTGATTTTTTTCAAAGCTTAAAAGGTGATAAAGAACTGTTGAACAAGGCTTTTAAAGAAGAATTATATCAACATACCTTAAACTAACTAATTAACTATGGCTAAAAGAATTTTAATTGAGTATGATGTAGACAGTAAAGACCTGAAAATAGCTGGTCAGGAAACCCTATCATTAACTCAACAACTTCGTATCTTAAAGAAAGAACTTCAAAGAGGTGATCTTAAACCAGAACAATTTGATATTCTTCGTAAAAAAATTGGTGATACTGAAGATCAAATAGCTAGAACTACCACAAGATCAAAAGACTTTTTGGGAGTATTGGCTACATTGCCAGGTCCTGTTGGTACGTTTGGTGCATCTATATTAGGTGTTGTTGATACCTTAAAAGTGTTCTCCGGTTTTTCATTCAAAGATATTAAAAACTCTTTGGGTGATTTAGGTGATGATGTTGTTGAAATTACCAATGGATTTTTAGGTCTTGGTGATGCAAAAAAGAAAACAGAAGAGTCCACAAAATCTTTAACAACCGCTACTCAAGAAAGTGTTGCTGTTACAGAAAACAATTCTTCAGCATTAGCGGCAAATGCTGCACAAGGCGCTGTTGTTACCAATGCTATTTCTAAACAACAAGAAGCATTAAAAGCATTAGCCAAAGAACAACAATTTGCTACGGTATTATATGATAGTAAGGGAAATGCTATGATTAAGGCTACCAAGCCTATCAAAGATATGACCCAAGCAGAAGCTGCATTATTTGCACAACAAAGAGCAGCTTTAGTACAAAGTGGTGTACTAAAAACAAAAAATATGGAACTAGCTGGTAGCTATGAAACAGCAACAGCTGGTATAGTTACAACCACGGTAGCAACAAATACATTAACGGTAGCACAAAGAGCAGCAGCATTTGCTGGTCAAGCGTTAAAGGTTGTATTAGCATCATTAGGTATTGGTCTTGTTATCATCGCTATAACAGAATTAATTAGCTTACTTACAGAATGGGCTAGTGGTACAAAAGAAGCTGAAAGAGCACAAAAAGAATTTAATGATGAATTAGAAAGAACTACTACATTATTAGAACTTGATCTAAATGATACCAGAAGACGTAATGCAATTAGAATAGCAGAATTAAAAGCTGCTGGTGCATCTGAAAAAGAAATAAGAAACCAACAGCTAAAAGAGTTAAAAGAAAATTTAGATCTTGTTAATCAAGCTGTTATAGATGCAGCTAAACTTGAAAATGCTACATTAAAAAGAACAGATGAAAAAGCTGTTGAAGATTACACTACAATCAGTAAAAAAAGAACAGAACTTGAACAAAAAGCTAAAGATATAAGGACTCAAATTCGTGTAGCTGAGTTAACTGGTATTGCTGATGACAACAAAAAGAGATTAGAACTAAATAAAAAATCTGCTGACGATGAATACAACAGAAAGTTAAAAGAACTTGATGCATTAATTCAATTAGAGGTAGATAAAGATAATACAGATGAAAAGAGATTAGCTGATTTTCTTGATAGAAAAATGAAGCTAATAATGACCAAAGAAAAGTTGAGTGCTGCTGAACAACAATTAATGAGACAGCAAAACTCACAAAAGGTCAAACAAGCTTTGGACGAAGACTCACAAAGATTACAAGATTACTTCAAGAAAGTAGAAGATATTAGAATTGATGCAATAGCAGATGAGGAACAAGCTAGAGTTGAGGCTAGAGAAAATAAGGTATATTTTGATAAGATAGCACTTAGCAGAGACAAAGAGTTTATCAAGAAAAGCAAACAAGAACAAGATAAATTATTCAAAGACCTTGAGCTCGCTGCTCAACAAGATATTCTTAAGATACGTGAAGAGTTTTTCTTAAAGAGATTGCAAATAGCACAAGATCAAGCAATCGCTGAAGTTGATGCTTTAACAAGATTAAAAGACCAAGAGAATAATATAAACAATGTTCGTTTACAACAATTAGGTGATTTTACTGCTGTATATGGTGATTACTTCTTTGGTAACAAAGGTTTAAAAGCATTATATGCAAAATATTTTGTTGATCTTAGACAAGTATATACAGATGAATTTAATGCAAATACAGCGATATTTGACGCTGAACAAATTCAACTTGATCAAGCATTAGCAAACAAAACTTTGTCTCAAGAAAAGTATGATGAGAGAATAAGAGAACTAAACGAAAAGAGATTACAAAATAACGAAGAGTTTACTCAACGTCAAATCCAATTAGATCAATTAGAGGTAGATTCTAAGAGAGCTAGTGCGGATAAGACCGTAGAGATTGGTGCACAGTTGGTTAACTTATTAAGTGCTGTAGCCGGTAAGAGTAAAGGTATTCAAATAGCTGCAGCTATTACAGAAGCTGGTGTGGCTATCGCTAGAATCATTATAGATACCCAAAGAGCGATCATCGCGTTTAGTGCGTCAGTTGCACCATTAGGCCCGGCTGGTGTTCCTATTGCGGCTGGATACGCTGTTAAAGCTAAGATTGCTGCAGCATTAAGTATTGCTACAATTGTTGCACAGGGTATCAACAAATTAAAAGAAATTAAATCTGCTGGATCTGGAGAAGGTGAAGGTGGACAACAATCAAATAGATTGGGTAGAGGATATGCTGATGGTGGTATTGTAAGAGGTCCAGGTGGTCCTAAATCAGATAGTATTAATGCTAGACTATCCAATGGCGAAGCTGTAATGACAGCTGGTGCAGTAACTATGTTTGCTCCATTATTGTCAATGATGAACCAAATGGGTGGAGGTGCTGCGTTTACATCTAGTTTAAATACAGCATTACCTGATAGACCAGCAGTAGCACAACCATCATTAGAACAATCAGAAATGATCGTTAAAACATATGTGGTTGAGAAAGAATTAACAGATGCTCAACACAGACAAGCTAGATTAAAGAACCTATCCACATTATAATCATAAAAATTTATATTTATTAGTATGAAGAAAGATAAAATTATAGAACTAAGAATAGACGAAGAAGATCCAATATCAGGAATTGATAGTATATCCTTAGTTGATGAACCGGCGATTGAAATTAACTGGGTAGCTTTTAACAAAGAAAAAGCACACGAATTTCATATCCCAGATGGTGAAGATAACAAATACCTTGAGATACTAATTGCAAAAGCTGAAGCTGAAGAAGATCTATTAGCTGAAGGTTATGTTATTGACCATATAGAATTAATGGATAGTAAAGAAGTATTTGCTACTAGCCCAAACGCAAATTCAGAATGGGATGAACCGGATTTTAAGGTAAGATATAAGTATATGCTTAATCCGCGTATAACTGGTCAAGCAGCTGTTATAGATACAACTAGAGCATTCTGTAAAGATTTGGTTAGTAAGAACTATGTGTGGCGTGTAGAAGAGATGGACAACCTTAGAAATGAGTTTGGTGATAGTGCATTAGTGTGGAGAGGTGGTTACAATTGTAGACACATTTGGGGTAAGATGGTATATAGAAAAGATGCAACAATTGTAAACAAAGCATCTATCAATAAAGGTAAGGTTGACGTGGATGGTTTTCCAAGCGGCTTAAATCCTGAACTAGATATTATCGGTTACCCTCAACCAGATACAACAACAGAAAGAACATTAAATAATCCAAGTCCATCTACTATTAGAAACTTAGGGTTATCTAAACAAAAATTTGAATATCCATTATTCCCAACTAAAGAAGAAGCTGAATACTATGCTGAAGAGGTATTGAATTGTAAGGGTTCTCACGAACACGATGTTAATGGTAAAATTTATTATATGCCGTGTGAAGAACATCCTGAAGATATGGGATATGATGTGGGTACAATAACTGGTTATGTTGATCCGGATATTAAGAAGAAAAAGAAAAAAGAAGATTTTGAATCATATACAGATTATCCATTGGCAGCATCAGATAATGCTAGAAGAGCGTTAAAATGGGCTGAAAAGAATGGATGGGGATCTTGTGGAACACCCGTGGGGAAAGCCAGAGCTAATCAATTAGCGTCTAGACAGGCCATTTCAGAGGAAACGATCTCTCGTATGGCTTCATTTGAAAGACATAGACAAAACAAAGATGTACCTTATGATGAGGGTTGTGGTGGATTAATGTGGGACGCTTGGGGTGGCACAGCTGGTATTGAATGGGCACAAAGAAAACTTAGACAAATTGAAAACGCTAAATTCAATAATCAAAAATTTGAAATACAATCAGAAGATAAGCGTATAGTGGTTGGGCCAGCAATGGTACCAAATTTACGCATCTTCAGAAAAGATAAAAAGGGTAATCCATATCACGTATTTTTTACAGATAAAACCATACGTATGATTGCTGAAAAGTATATGCGTAACAAATATATTGATAACAACGATACCAACCACGATGGTAAAGCTGTTAGAGATGTTTATGTGATTGAGTCTTGGATCAAAGAAGACGAGAACGATAAGTCAAACAAGTATGGATATGACCTACCAATAGGTACCTGGTTTGTATCAATGAAGGTAAAAGATGACAATGTGTGGAAGAAAGTTAAAGAAGGAAAGCTACGTGGATTTAGCGTTTCTGGCTACTTTGAAGAGATTGAACAATTTGCTAGAGAAGAAATGTTCCTTAGCGAATTAGCTAAATTGCTAAAAACAATAAAAGAATAAAAAAATTTGGTTATATATACGAATTTTTATATTTAATAATAAGAAGAAAAAATAAATACAATTATGTCAAATTCTAAAACTGCAATTCAAGAAATTAAAAAGCTTATGAAGCAGTTCGGTTTTATGTCTGATGAACCGGTTCTAAAGTCATTCAAATTGGAAGATAATACAATTGTGGAAGCAGCTGACCTTAAGGTTGGTGAGGCTATCACAAAAATATCTGAAGAGTTTGAAAGAGTGGCTTTGGAAGATGGTGCTTACCGTTTAGTTGAAAACTTCAACTTAGAGGTAAAAGAAGGTAAAATCGTATCTGTTAATGAGATTTTCTTAGACGCTAAGTTAATGGACGGTACAATCGTAAAGGTTGAAGGTGACGGTTTGGTAGAAGGTGCAGCTGTTAAAGTTGTTACTGAAGAAATGCCAGACGGTGTTCCAGCCCCAGATGGTGTACACGAGCTAGAAGACGGAACTAAAATTGAAACTATGGGTGGTATTATTTCTAAAATCGAAGAGAAAATAGAAGAAGCTGAACCAGCTGTTGAGATTGAAGTAGAAGCTGCTAAGAAAGAAGATATGGGTGGTATGGAAGAAGTATACAGCCTATTGAAAGATATGATGGAAAAAATATCTGAAAAAATGAAAAGTATGGAAGATAAGATGTCTGCTGTTGAAGCTGACTTTGATGCTTTCAAAAAAGCTCCAGCTGCTAAAAAAATAGCTGATGGAAAAACAGACTTTAATAAAACGTCTAATTCTGATGATGAAATTTCAGACAGAATTATGGCATTAAGAAAATTAAATAAATAAAAAAATTAAAACTATGAAAATTTATTCAAAAGAAGAATTTGCTTATGCCGTAGGTGGTATTACTGGCTTCACAGACGAAGTTGGTGGCCAATTACTTTCTAAAGCATTAGTAGGTGCTCAGACACCAAAATATGTTAATGTACGTTTGGGCATTAAAGGCTCTCAAGCACTTAACCTATTAGACTCAAACGCATCAGTGATGTTCCAATCTGGCGCTTGTTCATTAACACCAACAGGAACAACAACTTACACTCAAAGAAACTTAGTAACGCAACACGAGACGTATTTTGAACAATTATGTTACAAGGACTTGTGGGATACGTATCAGTCAATGTTGATGAAGCCAGGTCAAACTAACGAAGATGTTCCGTTTGAACAAGCGATCGCTGACCTAAAAATTAAGCAAATCCAACAGTGTTTATGTCTTATGCTAACTTCAGATTGTATGTACAAGCGTTAACAAGAGCTAACTTCTTCGTTAACTACATTGGTGGTGCAAAAGCTATCGGTGGACCAGATTCTTATGAAGCAATCCATCCAAATAGTAACGTAAAAGTTGTTCCAACTCTAGGTTTATCTGGAAGTGGTAAAGTTGTAATCGGACCAGCTGAATATATGGCGGTTGGATTTGACCTCGTTTCAGATCACCAAAAATTAGATATGTGGTATAGCAAAGATTTTGATGCTGTAAGATTGAGAGCTAATTTCAACTACGGTGCTCAAATCGCTGTGTTCTCTGGAACCAACTATTTTGCAACAAACAACGTAGCATAATCTATTCATCTAGATAAAAAACCTGTGGGGTGAAAGGCCCCACAAATTTAAAATAAACGAAAAAAAATAATATACATAAATTATGAGTTGCTATATTTCACAAGGTATCTCTTTAAACGAATGTTCAGACAGTATTGGTGGTATACAAGCTATTTTCATCGCTGGTGGATCAGGAACTACTACTGGTGGTTTAACTGGTTACACATATGATGGTGATGATCAAATCACTGGTATTACTGGTACGTCTGGTACAACTTTATACAAATTCAATTTGAAGCGCGGAACTTCATCTCTTACTCAAAATATCCAAAAGAGCTTTGAGAATGGTACTGTATTCTTTGAACAAGTATTGGAAGCTGTATTGTTTAAGTATGATGCTGACAAGAGACTAATTTTAGAAAGCTTAGCACAAAAAGATAATTTACAAATCATCGCGGTTGATCAAAACAATGTTTACTATATGTGTGGTCAAGTAAGAGGTATGTATGTATCTGGTGGTGCAGCAACATCTGGTCTAGCACTAGGTGATAGAAATGGTATGAACATTACGTTTACAGGTCAGGAACCCGTTCCGGCTAGAGTAATTGCTTGTTCAACTGATGCTGGCTTAGATGCTTTAGTATCGGGTGCCGTAATCGGATAAGTAACAACGTAGGTTGTGAATCTCAATATCTATTCTTTCGAAAAGAGGGCGTTATTACGCCCTTTTTTTTATTAATTCAGTTTCAAAATCAATTTTTTTATATTTATCTATATAGGGTTAAGTTATGATTATACTAAATAAAGACCAGCATAATGAGTTGGTGTTAAATATTAACAACAATTCAAGAGCTTCGTTTACCGGATATACATTAACATTTACACACGTTCTGTCACAAGAAGTTAAATCTTATAACGTTTCAGTATCATCTGCTGAATATTCTGAGAATGACAGATACTGTACAATAGAATTGAATTTACAACAACCAGGACAAGACTTAAATTATGAAGGTGATTATATGCTTCAAATTTATGGTAATGGGACAACACTTGTATATACAAATCTAGCTAGATTAAATGGTACAACAGAAGATGCAACATTTGTTGAATACGCGTCACCAAATGAAAATAACGAAAACTACATTTACATAGACGATTAATTATGAGTGAAAAACAAAAATATCAATTAAATAAAATTAGTTTCACACAGGAACCTATGCTTCCGATATTCTCAGAAATATTCAATAGAAGCCCTTGGGTTTATTATGGTGAAAACAATCAAATGCCACAGTATCTTATTTCAAGATATAACAACTGTGCCATACACAAAGCTATTGTTACATCAAAGGTAGAACAGATTATGGGTGACGGAATAGTATCATTAAACAACCCAATGGCTACAATAAACCTAATAAACGGGAAAGAGAATGTTGCTGAGGTAATGAAGAAGTGTGCTCTTGATCTTGTATTATTCGGTGGTTATGCACTTAATGTTATTTGGTCTAGAGACAGACAAAGTATAGCTGAAATATACCACTTAGACTTTAGCCGTGTTAGATGTGGAAAACTAGACGACAATGACGAAATTAAAAAATACTATTATTCACCTGATTGGACGAATACAAGAAAATATGCACCTCAAGAATATGATGCATTTAATCAAGAAGATGGTGAAGCATCTCAAATCTATTATTACAAACAATATGTTCCAAGTAATAGTTATTACCCTCAGCCAGATTATTCTGGTGGTTTGGCTGCTATTGAGATTGATGTAAACATTAAAGAGTTTCATCAGAACAATCTTAAGAACGGAATGTTGCCAAGCCTTTTCATATCTATGAACAATGGAATACCAGGTGAGGAAGAGCAAAAGATTATTACAAGAGCTTTAGAAGAGCAATATTCAAGCGTTAACAACGCTGGTAGACCGATCATCTCTTTCAACGAGAGCAAAGAATTGGCACCAGAAATTACGCAAATATCACCATCAGCAAATGATGGATATTATGCTGCAATCTATAACGACATTCAACAATCTATATTATCAGCACATAGAATTTCAACCGGAGAATTATTCGGTATTTCTACAGCTGGTAAGTTAGGTAGCAAAGACGAAATTGCTACACATATCTATTATGTGCGTAAGACTGTAATAGAGCCTTATCAGAAGCAGTTATTGGGTGTGTTTGATAAGTTGGTATCAATGAAGTTTCAGAAGCCTACAACGTTTGAAATTAAGCCATTAACCATATTTGAAGTTGGTGATGTTGTTGAAGAACCATCTGTTGTAAATGCACCAGAGGTTCCAGTAGAAGCTGCTGCTGTAAATGAGAATATCAAAGGTATGAAAGGCCGCGAATATCAAGCACTTATGAGAATAGTGAGAGAATATAATAAAGGTAAAATAACCAGAGAAATGGCAAAACAAATGTTAAAAAGTGGCTACGGTTTAGCAGAAGAAGATATGAACATTTGGCTTGGCGAAGAAGAATAAATTAAAACTAATTAAAATAATATGGCCGGCGTACTACTAGTCAGTGAAACAAAGCTAAAACAATTTACCAGCATTAATGCCAACGTCCCAATGGACACATTAAGATCTGAAATTCAAGTGGCACAAGATGTAGAGTTACAACCTTTACTTGGAACACTTTTTTATAATCATTTATTATCACAAATATCATCAACTGGTAATACATTGAATAATGATGAATTAACATTGGTTAATGATTATATTCAACCATTTCTAATCCAGGTTGCATATTTTACATCCATACCGTTTTTACATTATCGCGTAATGAATAGAGGCATTGTAGAGGGTGATGCTGAAAATGCTAGAAGTGTTGATATTGAAACAATGAAGTATCTACGTACTATCCAAAAACAGAGAGCAGATTTTTATAAGATGCGTTTACAAGATTATCTTATAACTGGTAATGGCCAGGGTAAATATCCTCAGTATGAACAAGCATCAACACAAGATGGTATGATCCCAGATCGTATGGCAAAATATAATAACCCGATTGTTCTTAACCATACATCAAGAAAAGGATGGTCAATGGAAAGAATTGCTAGAAGTATGCCAGTGTATTCTGAATTAGAACAAAACTATAAAAACTGTCCAGACTGCTTATAATATGAATAACGAATTATTATTAATTATATCAAATGCATTAACAGCTGTTGCTGGTTTTTTTGTAGGTAAAAGACGTAGCGATGCAGAAACAGATAACCAAGTTTTGCGCAATCTTGAGCTATCTGTTAATCTATATAAAAATATTATAGATGATCTAAAGGCTGAAATACACGAATTAAACGTAAAGATACAAGACCTAGAAAAAAAGGTTGAAAGCTTAATGACCGAAAATAAAAATCTAAAAAGAAAGAATGGATTATGAAAATAGACAACGAGAGATTACCAGAACCTAAACCAGAAGAATTACATTATACAAAAAAAGGTGATTACCATAATAGAATGTTTAAAGAAACAGCTTCTGAAAAATACGGTATTACAAATATTGATTTTGCCAATTGGATAAATAAAACATTTGATGAGTACTACTTACATAACAAACATATAACATATCGCGAATATAAAAAATTAATATAATATGGAAAAGCATCAAATAATCCACAAGTTTAGAGTTGAAAACCTATCTCAGAAAAAAGGTTGTGGCTGCAAAAAGAAAAACTTTGAAGAAGGTGAAATGGATAATCCGTGTTGGGAAGGTTACGAACCAATAGGAACAAAAATACTAGATGGTAAGGAAGTTCCCAATTGTGTGCCTATGGAAGCTAAGAAAGTCAAACAAGGTTTTCCTGTACCATCACCAGAAGGATCAGAAGATGAACAAGGTTTCATTAGTAGATGTATGAGAGACATTGGTGGTGAATATGATCAAGATCAAGCACTAGCTATTTGCTA